CGGCACCGGTGTGGACTTTATAATAAAATTTGGGTATCCAGACCATTATGGAATCATCCGAATATTGATAGTTGCCATAGTTCGGGGATAGTGGGTTGCTCGATCCAGTGAGCGCTGTGAATCCCGTTGGCAGCGTGCCGTTATATGCTGCCACACCGAAACCAGCCTGCCCCGCCTGACCAATGGAATAGATGTTGTCATAGATTGCATTGCCCGCAGTTACAGACCCAAACACGACATCGTCTCCCGATACGTATCCAGGAGGAGAACCAGGAATACCAGCGAAACAAAAGGTAGAAAAAAGAAAAATAAGAAAAAGTGAAGATAATAATTTTTTCATAAGATTACCTATTTTTTAGCTACTGTAACAATTATTGTTATGGCTGAGCCAGTAAAATCAGTTAAAGTATAATTAGCAGTTGAGCCTTTACCTATTGGCCAATATCCAGAAGGATTCGCAATCTCGCCATCAGTAGCCGCAGTTGTTGTTCGCGTAAATAACTCAGTTCCTAAAGCACTATTAATTTTAACGGTAACAGCATCATCACCAACAGCAAGGATTTCAACTGCAAAAAGATAACCACCACCAAGCATAGTACTAAAATCAACTGCAGCAGCATTATCAGTTAATGTAATTGTTTGTGAAATGAAGACATCAGCGCCGGATGGAAGACCACTAATAGTATCTGCGCTAACTGGAAAAGCCGTAAAAAGAAATAATATTAAAACTAAAATAAATTTTCTCATTGTAAAACTCCTAAAATATCTCTCAGAGTAAACTGTTTATTTATTCTGAGAGATATCAAAAGTTAATGATTGTTAATGAGTGTTAACTATCTATCGCCGGATAGACATAACCAGAAGCAGTTCCAAGAACACCAGAAGCATAATTCTCACCAACATAAAGACCTGCAGCTCCAGCAAGAATCGGAGTTTCTCCACCAAGATCTTGATGCCCGACATGATTGTAAATAATCCATCCAGTAGAAGCTACATTCGCAATAGCAATACCTACAGCAGCATTACCATCGTGAGCATTATGAATCAAATTACCTTGAACCAAAATATTTTTCTGAACTTCAGTTGAGGCACAGTAAATAGACGCATATGGAGTAGCATCAAAATCACCAATAATACGATTATTAAGTAATTTAACATCATTGGCATTTTTAAGTAAATCTATTGCAGTTACAAATGCAGTATCTACTTGCTCAATTTCACAATTAACAATTTCAAGGCCATCATAATCATTATCTGCTGTACCAGCATGAATGATATCGACCCAATTTTCATCTGTAGTATTTTGTTCAAATCTGCATGAATCTAAACGAAAACCTTTAGCAGTAATAACTATACCAGCTGCGATATCAGCATGTCCAGCAGCAAAAATGACATTCATAATAGATATATTTGCTGCAGTTACCAAAGCAGTTACAGTAGTAGCTGCATCCATTAAAAAACGTGGCCGAGTATCATACCTGCCAAGACCAATAATATTTACTCCAGCAACATCAAGAGTAATTCCGCCAGCACCAGTAATTGTTTCTGCATGTGCAGGCATCAAATAAATTGTATCCCCTTTATTTGCAGTACATTTACTAAGTGCTGCATCAAGAGAAGCAAAAGGTTTTTTACTGTCTGTTCCTTTATTGCCATCATTACCAATAGTTGAATCTACAAAAAAGACAGTTCCAGTTGTTATTTGATTCATTACTGGCAATACAGGCACACCAAAACTCGAAAGACCATTCGGAAAATTTGTTAAACCCATTTTAATCCACTCCTTTTTGAGCAGCTGCCCTACCAGTTAAGATAGAGCAGCCAGATTAAGTTTTAAACAAATAACTTACCGTTCATTTATGAACGCCAAGTTTACATCAATCATCTAAAATTATCCAAGAATAATTATAACCTTTTTTAATTGATCGAATAGTTGCTGGATCAACTTTAAAGATTCTAGCTATCTTAGGATATGTACCTCGTTTAAGCTTACCTTTTAAGAGGCGTTTAATAATTTTAACATCTATTTCAGTTAATTTCTGACTCCTATGTGTACCAATTTTTACAGCATCAATAGTATTATCAGAATAAGTTCCTGTAATTAAATGATTAGGATTTACACATTTACGATTATTACAAGTATGACGTATAATCTGTCCTTGTGGAATCAAGCCATTAAAAATTAAATAAGCCATTCTATGTGCATTATAAGTAACACCATCCCACCTAATTTGGCCATAACCATTACTACGTGTATTTCCTATCCATTCCCAACAAAAATCTTCATTTCCTTTGTCAAAACAATCAGAAGGTAGTTTAGCTAAAAAACGCTTTTTAACTCCTAAAAAAGTACCAAATTTTCTTATATCAACTTGGTAAGGTTTTTTTAAACTCTCTTGATTTAATTCCACAATTAACTCCTTAATTATGATACTCTTAAAAAATATGCGGAAAACAAATGAGTAGTTTGTCTTATCGGAGATATCATCCTATCCGCATAATTTTAAATTACGCAGGCGCCGAACCGAAAATTCCGCGCGGATCAGACCAACCAAAACTACCACGAAATGTAGCTTTAAATTTTGCATTTTCGGTATCAAAATCATTCTCAGAACCGAAAGCATCAGCGCGCCGTTCCATGTATTTAAGTCCATCAGGACAATTGGTTCTAATAAACCAGTTATTGGTATCAGTAAGATAATGATTTACTGCGATGCCTTTCGGAAACTTTTTAGATGCCCGAAGAGCATTAATATCATTATTTGCAGAATTAGACTGTCCAATAGATTCAAGAATACGAAATGCATCAAACTCCAAATCAGCAGGAATAATCAACTGCTGCGGCATAATAGCAATGGTAAGACCACGATCGGTGGTGAAGTTTGAAATGTCAATACATGCCTGCTCTAATGCAGCTTCACTAAGATCAGCAGCAACAGTAAGTTCATTACTCCAAGTACCACCAGATTTATTCGGATGGTCAGTGGCACAAAGTTCTTTTCCATCGGAATTAGCGCCCATTGTATAAGCCGCAGTAAATGCCCGATTAAGAACGTTCGCACCAACAATTTCTTTCGTCTGACGGATGGAAAAAGCAAGTGCATTTGCTCGCCGGAGTGAAATGGTTACAGCAATACCATCCTCGTACATTTCACGAGTAATGATAAAACCAAGGCCATAGGTGATATGCGTGTAACGATTCACGAAACCCTGTTCCTGTGAATCATAAGCAATACCAGCACCCTCAGTTTTAACTGCTGCAAGCCCGAAACCAGTTACGCCGGCTTCTTCTTCAAACGCCCGAGTTGATTTACCAATCTCAAAAATATCCTTATATTCAATCGGATATTCCTTATACTTCAAGCCAAACCAGGTTTTAACTCCTGGAATAAGATCTTTTGCAAAATTACTTGTTGAAATAATACCCATTGTGGGACCTCCCTAAGAATTAAAAATTAAACATCTACTGTAGTAATTTGTTCACGATACGCATGTTCGGCAAGAAGAACTTCCCATTTACAATGAGTACCAAGTGCATTATCTTCCCGATTCACAACACGAAGAATTCTAAGCTGTCCTGCAGCAGTAGCAGTATCACTGGAATCGAGTTCCATACCGGAAAGACCAGTAGTAGATGATCCAGCACCGGCAACAAGATCTGTAAGCAATCCAACCATATCAGCAGTAAGATTATTACCCTCACTATCTTCCTGAACTTCAAAGATGGTAAAAGGATCATCTACAACCAAAGCATACATTTCAGTACTTTTTGCTTTATACTTCATGTTAAGATTATCAGGATTTGCCATCAAACTCGGATGTGTTCCAAAACCAATAACAACACCTACAAGGGTTTCATTGGTAGCTGCAGCTCGTTCAATAGAAGGAAACTTAGCAGTAGCATCTGAAGAGCCAGCAAGTTTAACAGCATCACCTTTAAATACTTCAACATCATAATCAGATTTAAAATAATAAATATTAGCTTTCCCATTCCAGGGAGAACCTGTCAAATTTTTTACCGGTTTGAATCCGGACGGTCTATCAAGATTCGCCATAAATACACCTCCTTAAACGCCAACAACGGTAACTTGTTCACGGTATGCATGCTCTACAAGGAGCACTTCCCATTTACAATTTGTACCGAGTGCGTTATCTTCTCGATTGACTGCCCGCATAATACGAAGATTTCCTGTAGCGCCCGTATCGCTAGACTGAAGTTCAATACCGCTAAGACCAGTATCGGTATCACCACCAGCATCGATAAAATTTGCAGCCTGACCAACGGCATCAGCATCAATGGCGCCATCTTCTTGAACCTCAAAAATTACAAAAGGATCATCGACAACCAATGCGTACATTTCCGTCTTGGTAAGCTTGTACTTCATGTTGAGATTATCAGGATCTACCATCAAACTTGGATGAGTACCGAAACCGATAACTACACCAACATTAGCCAGATTACCTGCAGCAGATTTTTCAATTGATGGAAATTTACCGGTAGCATCTGCAGATCCAGCAAGTTTAACAATGTCGCCTTTAAACACTGTTGAATCATAATCAGATGTAAAATAATAAATATTGGCTTTTCCATTCCAAGGAGAGCCACCTAAATTTTTAATAGGCTTGAGTCCCGAAGGACGATCAAGATTCGCCATAATTCACCTCACTAAATTTTATGAAAGTTGTACCTGACCAGAAAGTCCATCCTGGCCAGGAGTTTTAGAATTTCTTTGAATTTCTTTTTCTACCTGAGTTATTTTAGCTTGTTCGCCTTTTTGATCTTCATCGTAATACTTTTTTGGAATTTCCATAAGAAGTGCATGCTGATTACCACCAACATGAACGTCTACAGTGCTACCGAGTTGGGTTGCTTTTCCAATTTTAGGATCGCCAACTTTGGTAGGTTCATCAACAATTGAATATCCAGCGTCTTTGAATTGTTGAATACGATCTCCTTTATCATTAACAAAACGGCGCACGAAACCAGGCTTTTGCGGTGCAGTTAAAATGTTGCGACTACCTAAAGGGATTCTTTTTCGCGATTGCTCCTTATTAATTTCAGTCATCTTATGCCTCCTGCATATTTGCAATATCATTAATATATTGTTTTTCTGTCATTACACCAGTTTTTACAAATTGATTCATAATTGCCGTTTGATCTGGAGTAAGATTTGCACTTGTAAAAGTTGGTGTTGGTCCACTATTTGTAGGTGCTTCAACAGGACTGGAAGGTCCAACTGGCTTCGCTGCTTTAGCTGATGCTGGAGATTCAAATTTATCTGGAAAAACTTCAGCCACTCTTTGGCGAATGAGTGAGTAAATTCGCTCTAATGGAGCACCTTGATATTGCTGAGCAACACTTTCAGCATAAGTTGCCATTTCAGGCTCAGTTAAATACCATTGATTATCTTTAACCCAATCAGCGTAAACTGGATTTGTTGTTTCAGTAGGTTTTGTTGTTGGAACAGTTAAGTCTTTTTCTAAATCGTCAATTTGTTTATCAATAGCGTCTACTTTGTCAATATCTGCAAGTTCTACTGCAGCACGCTTTTCATTTTTAAGTGTTTCAATTTCACCTTGCATTTTCCGAACATCAGATTTATATACACGTTCATTATGCTCTTTCAAGGCATCAATTGAACCTTGCATATTGGTTAGTTGATCTTTAAGGCCTGTATTTTGATCATGCATAGTATCTTGAATTTCACGCGATTTCAAAATATATGTAGTAGCATCAATGGAATTTTCACCCTTATAATTAGGATTCCAACCGATTTTAATAGCCAAATCTTCTACAGTTACTTCAGGTTTGGTTGGTTCTGCAGGCTTTGCTGGCTCTGCAAGTTTTGCTGGGACTGCTGATTCTGCTGGTTTTTCATCAGTAACAACTTTCCCATCAACTAAAGGATCTACTTCTGCTGGCTTTTCAATAGCTGGTGTTTCCACAGCAGGTTTTGCATCAGCAGGTTTTGCATCAGTTTCAGCTAAAATATCATCAATAAATTGTTCTGTCATAACTTCACCTTTTCCTTATTTATTTTCCTTATTTATTCTCTAATGCTAAAAGCCTCTGGCTCGGCCGGCGCGTTGCGCCGTCCTTCGCATCTCCCGGGGGGGTTATTAATATAATGAATTAAAAGTCTAGTTTTGCAAGAATATCATTATCATTAATCAAAACATAGTTTAATTCATCATGGCCGGTCATTACTACACCAGCGTAGCGCGCATAACTTACTCGATCACCAACCTTTGCCCAAGGCTTTCCATCATCAATGTCCTTCCAGGCAGCAAGTCCAATAGAGATTACTCTGCCGGATGTTGCCGCAGCCTGTTCTTTATCAGCGACAGTATCAGGAATGATAAGACCAGCTTTAGTGGTTCTTTCAGTTGGGTCAGGTAAAATTAAAATATGGCCGCCTGTGGGAATGATTCCAGCTTCTTTATTCATAAGGTATCTCCTCTTCATTGTCCTCATCTTCATAAGTTAAATTTAACAATTGGTTAAGTCCGTTAATTTGGCCGATTACTCTATTTGTCATGCCATGTGTCTCTTCGGCAGTCTGCCCAATTGTTGTTCCTTTAGATAGCATGGAAACTAAACTTTGTTTAGCACGCTCAACTTCTTTGTAAATCTCAATAGTCACCGGGTTTGCTTTCCATTCAACAAACTGTTCTTTTGTAATCATGATTCTCCTTTATATTTGATTGTTACTCTCTAATCCATACTCCCTTTTCGCTGTACTTTTTGTCACTCCAGTCGGCGCTTTACCAACTGATTGCTGACTCCGACCAAGTTGAATTTGATTCATCACTTGAGCTTCATTAATATCAAGTTTTCTTTCATCATTGTGAATGCCAGCCATTGTTTTGTTCTGCCCGCCATATTCACTTTTAATCTTGGCATAATTCAGCTGGGTTTCAGACTGTAACTTTTCTACTTTCGCTGTGAGTTCTGCGAGCTCAGCCTGAAATTTCTGCATCTGCATTTGTTCTTCTTGCGCAGCCTGTTCATTCTCTTCTGGCAAAATCTTGTCAACATCGCTAATATTCATAGCAAGGAGATAGCGCCGATTAATTTCCAGATCATTCAAGCCTTGGCCGCGCAATTCCAGCATGGCTTTGGCTTTCATTAATCTTTGCATCATGGTGGTACTATCAGGATCAGAGACAGGAACAACATCGAAATCATGCGTAGAGAAGTCAGCCTGAATATCAGCTTCGCTATCATCAAGCACAGTTTGATAAGTCATCTGATCAAGATACAATGCATTAAGTCGGCGCAACTTGGAAAACTCTTTATACTGTGCGCGATAAACGCGTTTATGCACGGCAGAATAAACTTGCAGCCCTTGTTCAATCAGGGCAAGTACAGACTCAGCTGGTACATTCGCGCCGGGAGAATTTCCAGCAAGTATTTCTGTCATGCCAGCAAGTTCTTTACCAGCCTCTATAAGCATTCCTAACAATGCAAAAAGTGTCTGCGATGGTTCGCGTACTGGCATTGCAAAAACATTTTTACGTAGATCATCCCCAGTAGCGTCAACAGGTTTCCACTCACCAGCCTTTAGCTGGATTGATTTGCCCCTACCAATACGAAGTCCGCGCCCAAGAAAACCACTTTGCCTGTTTGAAAGAGTTCCAGCATCAATAAGCTGATTGATTAAAGTATTCACGGCTGAATTGGTACTTGTCAATAGGCTGCCAAAACCCATGCCATAGAAACCGCCGTCTATAGAGGGCATAAAAACATATTGCGTAAAATACTGTTCTGGAACTATCTTAATTATTGGTCCATCAGGATTAGCTGTACCATCATCATTTGGTTTGCGAATAATTCCATCTGTTGCAAATCTTGGCGCTATCCTGACAAGTTTCTGTGACTCTTCATGGACAGTAACAATATATGGTTCTTGATAACCATCTTCATCAAGGTCATACCAGCGATGCTGCTCTAAAAACAGGTGTGGAGTTTCTTCATCAGAATTGCCTTCAGGATCTGTTGCTTGACCAAGTTCAGCAATATCAAAATCTATAAAAATTCCAGATTTGATGCGCTCAACAATTTCGTTATGATACAAATAGATTCTATGTGTAACTCTTGGCGCACGTTCAAGTGTTTGGGTTTTATAATTGACAACAACATCATCAGCGAAAGCTATTTCAGAGACATTACGTCTTGCAAGACTATCAAAATAACTCTTTTTGAATACACAGCCAACCGCTGGCAAGGTAAAAAGAAGTTGATCTAAATCCTCCTCCCAATTTTGCATTTCATTAAGTACTTGGAAAGACATAAAATCAGAAATGCGTTTAGCGCGTTCAAACTTTTTGTTATCTGGATCGCTGCCAATAACCTTACCTTTGACAACTTCATTACCTTTAATTAATTCAGGATATGCTCGCGCTGCAAATTGAATACAGGCATTAATAATTAGCGGGTATTTAACATTGGCAATAACATCGCCAGCATAAGTCTTTTTCTTTGTTAATAATTTCGCCAGATCAATTATTTGTTTATTTAGTTCTTCCCAATCGGAGCGGCTATCCAGATCAAGTTTATATCCTTCAAGGACTTTATTTGTCAAATCGGCAATAGTATTATTATCTTGTTTCGATGCAAGATTGGTAATAAGCACTGCAGCTTCTGCGCGCAATATTTCTTTTTCAATAACTTGCATGAGCTCTTCATCAGCCTGACTCTGCGCAGAAATAAGCTCTTCTACAGGTTCTTCAGTTCCCCAGACTGGGCGCTGTCCTTCAGTTGGCTCATCTAAAATCATGTCTTCTGGTATTGCCATTTACTATCCTTTATCCTTGTTAATATCCCGTGATCATATCTCTACCTAAGTCGTTAGCTTGCTCAGAATTTTCCCAGGCAAGATACTCCCAATGAGGTTTGGCAATAGCTCTGTCCAGCCCTGACATAACTAAATACCGTGTATCATCCATCAAGTGATCGTCTTTTTTAACAATTTTACCATTTTCATCTCTGCGATACAGTCGAAACTCAGCAAACCAATTAACCAGTGATTTAAATACTTTAAGTTTACCAAGACTTAACATTTGCCAAACATTATATAATCCAGCCTCAACTGATTTATTAGCATTTTCAATGTCAAGACCACATTTAACATAAGTTTTATAAAGTTGTTTACCATCTTCTTGACTGCGGCCATGCGCCGCAGAATCAATCACGCCTGGAATCCATATTCCCCTGGCTTTGATTGCTTCAGCATGAACAAATGGTTCCGCCTGACCTTTATAATATTCCGAATGAAGAAAAGTAATTTTAGATGTCGGATCGGTGGCGCCCCATAAACAAGCAGTTTTCTTCCAACCAACATCCAGCGCATAACAGCGCAACCAATGATCAGGAATTGCAAAATCAGACACACTAATCTCAGACTCTTGTATTGGAAAAATAGCGCCAGAACCAAGCTGTGGAATACCTTTAGACCTGGCATCGCGTTGATGTGGGGGAAGGGCGGCGAACAGTTTGTCTTTTTGCTGAGTTGTTAAATGTGGCGCGTCATCCCACGTAGCCATGATTAAAGATTTACTTCCAGTTAAGTTTTCTTTAATCGCGCCGCCTGGCAAGAACTGCATAACAGTTTCCGTGAGTCCTTCAAGGGGAGTAAATGTTAACATGATTAGACCATTTGTTGTCATGGTCCGAGTTACGCATTCTGTATAAATCGAAAGTGGACATTCTTCATCTAACCAGATTAAATCTTGTTCAGTACCTTCAAAAGACTTTCGTCCTTCAGCATAGGACTTGATTTTAATCCGAGAAAATCCGCCAAAGATACTTTTTACCAATATGGTGTCTACAGCATTAGGAACACCGCCAGCTTTCGGCGTAGTTTTAACTATATATTTTTTTGGAATTAGGCCAGTGCCAATATCTTCTGGCGGCCCTAAAAGTTTGAATTGTACAATATCGCGCGCTGTTGTTGATGTTGTTCCCGCTGCCCATGTACTAATTGCTCGTTTGAAGCGATACCCTTCCCACCAATCTGGATAGCGCCCTGTGGCATGTAGAACAGTTTCAAATGCACCAATTCCCTCACTTTTTCCAACCCGATTTGCAGCCATAATACAGCGTTCAGCTGAGGTTTTGCCAAGTTTGAAAAACTGCATATGTTTAGGGTAATTATCTCTGGAAAGAGGACCACTGGGAGGATAAAACTGCGTTATACGCTGTTGTCTTATTCGGGAATTTTTCTCTTTTAAGAGTTTTAAGTATTGCTCTTTACCCTCTCTTGAAAGATCATTTGTTTGATTAACAGCGCGATACATTAAACCTCCTCAATATTATGAAAAGGATCAAAATTAGGATCGGCTAAAATTGTTTGCTCTTCTTTATTTGGAGGAGTCGGCGCTGCAGTATCTACCCCGACAATAGATTTCAGCGCCGACTTGGAACCATTAGCGGAGGAGGAACTAATGGCAGGAGAATTATTAATAAAACCAATAGGATTTAATGGCTCTTCATTTTCTTCAGTGACTACATTTTCACCCTCTTGTTTCGGTTGCTCAGTTTGTCCTTTAGTAATGGATGTTTTCAGCGCTGCAATTTCAGAATCAATTTCTTTATCTGTTTTAACTTGCATGGTCATATCAATAGAAAGCTTATCTGGAGCTTTATAGCCAGAACGATCTAAGACATCTTTCGCTGTACCGAGCTGTACAGCTGCTGGAGCTTTTGTCGTTGGATCCATTAACCTTTTTAAGGTTTTCAAAGCTCCGCTATTCATGGAAATTAATTCTTTTCGCACATCCAAGGTGGTATTTTTCATCTTATCATTTAATCCATCCATGTATGCCTGCCCTAATGGTGATCTTATAATCTGTGAAATAGTAGTATGCTGTAAGCCCAGCCGCGCAGCGATTTCATTATTACTGAAACCGTTGAACGACATTTGGATAATATTTCTATGATGGGCTTTTAACTGTTTTAGCATAAATAACCTGGATAAAATAAAAACTGGAATAATTTAAGCTGGATTATTATCTATAATGGCAGGATAACACACTTTGTCGGAGAAAAAAAGGTTTTTTTAAAGAAACTTTCGGAACTTGTGTGTAACCTCTCCGCTATATTTTCACAATCTATTCACATATTCAATATATACATTCCGCCCATCTAAGCACTTCTAAAGTTGACGAAAGTCAAATCGTCCCCTACGCCGCTGAGATTGTTCACTTATGAACGGCCATTTGTTTTCTTTTGTCTTTTGTTTTCTTTTGGATGTGGAAAGTTTTGTTGAGTTGTTGTTCAAAATAGCTGCGAAGTACAAATGTATGCAGAAGACCTAATCTTTAATATAAAAATCAAGGCATCGACTATTTAAGAGTTCCGTTCATTTAAAAATTGTTCCCTCATTGAATGGGATAGTACCTTATAGATAAAGTAATTTTCATTCAGTTGGTGTGGTCGGCAACAGTTAATAAGGAATAAACATTTAATAAAAGGTGAAACATATAGCATAGTTGGCACGGTCTATGCATTCCTTATATATAGCGGCCTGTTGGCCCGTGACCGTGACCGGACCGTAAAACGGGACGTCCGTCCGTCCGTGGCCGTTTCGTGGCCGTGGCGGGTGCGTGCGGGTGCGTGGCCGGCACATTCACACAAATATTCAGACCGTCCGGCGGTCCCGGTCTCCCGGTATATAAGGATAAATCGGGAAAATAAAAATAGTTTGAAAATAATTAAACAAAAGACTTGACAAAGATTATTTTGTGTATTACGTTGTATTTAACAAGCGGTTAAGGCACGGCCGGAATTAATCCGGTGGGCGTGAGTAACACTGACCGCAAACTTCTAAGATAAAGGAATTTTATCATGGCAAAATCAATTTACGCATTATTAGATGACCTTATGACAGAGACGAGCGTTCCGGCAGTAACTGACAAGGACGGGAAAAATGTGAGAGAATATCATGGCATGGTTCAGCATACATTTCCACGGTCTGCCCTGCCCACCAGCGCACAATTTGAAGATGCCGAAGAATTGTTGACTTGGGCAGAGGATGCAGGTGTTTTGCATGCCTGCCTGCAAAGCGGTGTTCAATCACGAATTATTGATTACAGGGCTATCTTTAAGGGGATGAAAAAAGACGATGTCTGGTCACCTGAATTTGGGCAGGAAAATGTTAACACTGCCGAATGGAAAGTCGTATCACGACCTGAAGCAAAGGTCAACGTTTCCGAAGCGAAGGCCGAGGCCACAAAACAGGCCAATGTCAAGATGGCGCAAGCTATGAGTGATGCCGGTCTTGATAATGCAATGATCATTACGACACTGAGCGCATCTTGCGGTGCAGATATGGCTAAGGAAATAGTTAATTCCTTAACCTAACCAATCCATCCATCCACCAAAGGCGGGAGCTCCCACAGTTCCGCCTTTAAACTATTTAAGGAAAATAAAATGATACTTACAATAGAACATATTAAATTTTTAAAATTTGAGGGATATAAAATAGAAAAGACAAAATTTAATTTTACCGACACAATAATTCTTATAGAAGATAAAGTATATAAAATCAATACCACAGTTTTTAATTTACGATGTTTAATTCAGCATTATATTGAATTAGAATACATTAAAACATTGTAAACAGTGTAAAAAGTACACACAAAACTTGCGAAGCTGCCGGAATCCCTGTTCACTTATGAACCGCCGCACGAACCGCCCTAATATCCCCAAAACCGCCCGAACTATCTCAAACCATACCCATATAGCCTTATAGCCTGTTGCATAGCCTTAAATCGCTCCTGCTTTGATAAATATAGGTGTTTTGGTTGATATGGGTGTGTGTGTTTTTACGTCTATTAGTTTACATCCCCTCTTTAAATGGGTAGGTGGTGGGGGTAGTTCTCTTTTAAATATTTTTTTTTAAGACATAACCCATAACCCGGACCAGGGGCAAAGGGTGATGTACACTTATAGACGTAAAAACATGAACACCCATCTCACTTCACTCCCACCAAAGTTAAGTCATACCAGCAGCGCTGGAACATTAAACTATTGAGAGTGTTAAACCAGTTGGTATGATAGCAGGCAGCGGCCAGATTAAAACTTACAGCAACAGCAAACAGTTTGTATCTATACGAAACATAAGTTGACTTTTTACGTTGTTTATGTTATTGTTTACAC